TAGCGAATCCGTACAACGTCGAATTAATCAATTAACAGCAAAACGTAAGCAAGCTTCTGAAGAAGCTCAAGCCGCTGTTCAGTACGCTCAAACAATTCAACAAGAAAACGCTCAAATGAAACAGCGTTTACAGCAGATGAGTGCAGGATATAACACAGAAGCTGAAGGCCGCTTGAAAGCTCAAGAAGCTCAAGCAACTCGCGCTTACGCAGAAGCAAGTGAAGCTGGCGACTATGATCGTGCAGCTAAAGCTCAACAAGCATTAGCTCAAATAGCTGTAGCTAAAGATAAAGTACAGGCTAGAAAAGCTAATATTGATAGGCAAAGAACAGAAGTTGAGCAACAACCAGCTCAAACTCAACAACAACCTGCGCCTCAACAGCAAGCTCCAGTACAGCGTGATGCTAAACTGGAAAGCTGGTTAGATAAGAATAGTTGGTTTGGAACTGATCGAGTTATGACTCGTGCGGCTCAAGCTATTCATGAACAGTTAGTTTTAGAAGAGGATTTCGATCCTACGTCGAGCGATTATTATAAAGAAATCGACTCTCGTATGCGTAGAGAAATGCCTCAAAGGTTTAAGGAAAAACGGTCCAACGCTCAGACTGTTGCTCCCACGTCCAATGGACGGTCTATAAAATCAGGGCGGAAAAAATCGGTTGAGTTATCACCGGGTCAAGTTGCTTTTGCGAAAAAAATGAGAATACCACTCGAAAAATATGCGCAAGAAGTAGCAAAACTAAACAAACGGAGTGAATAATCATGGTAAATGATCAAAATAGGAAGTCACGCGATGCAAATACGCGGGAACACTCAGAACGTGTTCAAGAATGGCGTCCGGGTTCAGCTTTGGAAGCTCCAGAGCCACCTATCGGTTATAAGCACCGCTGGATACGTGAATCTGTAATGGAATTCGACGATAAAACTAACGTACATAAAAAACGGCAAGAAGGTTGGGACCTCGTTCGCGCTGAGGAATATACCGATTATTATGGCCCTGTTGTAGACGAAGGAAGAAACGCTGGCATCATTGGTGTTGGTGGTCTTGTTCTCGCAAGAATCCCCGTCGAAGTAGCAGAGCAGCGGAGTAAGCACTATCAAGGTGTATCACAAAATCAAATGGATGCAGTGGATCGTGATTGGATGCGTGAAAACAATCCAGCCATGCCTAAGCTAAATCCGCAACGTAAATCATCCGTTTCCTTTGGTCAAAAAGGACGCGGAAACTCTGAAGGAGAGTAAAGATGTCTAATCAAGACGCTGCTTTCGGCCTTCGCCCTCTTAGAACTTCCACAAGTTCACAAAGACAAAATCGTTATCGTATTGCTTCTGGCTATGCTACAAGTATTTTCCAAGGTGACTTAGTTATAGTCGCTACTAATGGAACAATTACTCGTGCGCCAGCAGGTGCTACTAATCTGATTTTGGGCGTATTTAATGGCTGTTCATATGTAAACGCTAGTGGTGAAATAACATATTCTAACTACTGGCCTGCAAACGCAACTGGGACAGATATTTTCGCAAATGTCATTGATGACCCAAGTGCAACTTTCGAAATTCAAGCAGATGCAGCTATGCCTGTAACTGACTTGTTCGGAAACTTTGACATCGTTGATGCAACGGCAGGAAGTACCGTAAGTGGTAATTCTCGCACTGAGCTAGATGTTACTACAGGTGCGACGACTGCTGGTCTTCCACTTAAAGCTATTGATATTTCTCAAGACCCTGAGAATAGCGATACTGCCACCGCGAACACTAATGTGATCGTAAAAATCAACAACCACCTGTTCAGTGCTGGCACTGCGGGTCTAGCATAAGGAGTCTGTGTAATGGCTATTTCACGTTCCCAGCTCGTCAAAGAGCTAGAACCGGGCCTCAACGCTCTGTTCGGTATGGAGTATGATCGCTATGAGGGCGAACATGCTGAAATCTTCGATACTGAATCTTCAGACCGTGCGTTTGAAGAAGAAGTAATGCTTGTAGGATTTGGGAATGCTCCCACAAAATCCGAAGGCGCAGGAGTCGATTTTGATAATGCAAATGAAGCATATACTGCTCGTTATTCACACGAAACAGTTGCGCTTGCATTCGCATTGACTGAAGAGGCAATCGAAGACAACTTGTATGACCGCTTAGGCGCTCGTTATACAAAAGCACTTGCGCGCTCAATGGCGCACACTAAGCAAGTCAAAGCTGCATCTGTATTAAACAATGCGTTTAATGCTGCTTTCTCAGGTGGTGACGGTGTTGAGCTTTGTTCAACAGCACATCCACTATCAGGCGGCGGAACTTTCCGCAACGAACCATCAACTGCTGCAGACCTTAACGAAACTTCGTTAGAAAATGCTTTAATTGATATTTCAACGTTTGTAGACGAACGCAACATGATTATTGCTCTTCGCGGAGCAAAAATGGTTATTCCACCACAACTGCAATTCGTTGCAGATCGCTTGTTGGAATCAACTTTACGTGTTGGCACAGCAGACAATGATATTAACGCGGTAAAGAACATGGGTATGCTTCCAGAAGGTTACACTGTGAACCATTTCTTGACAGACCCAGATGCGTTTTTCATTAAAACTGATGCACCTAACGGATTTAAGCACTTTGAGCGTTCGCCTATGCGCACGAACATGGAAGCTGACTTCGATACAGGTAACATGCGTTTCAAAGCGCGTGAGCGTTACAGCTTTGGCTATTCTGACCCACGTTGTGTATTCGGTTCTCCGGGCGCATAATAATAAGTCTTTTAGTTTTGATAGGGGTGACTTCGGTTGCCCCTTTCTTTTTGTAAAATACTGTGTATTATAATGTTATCCCTGACAGTGGCATTCCGCTACTGACTTAACCCAGACAGGAGATTAACATGGGTAATACTACTTTTTCAGGCCCGATAAAGGCTGGAACCATTAAAAATACTACAGGAACAACTCTTGGTTCTGACGTTGCAAACGTTGGTCAAGTTGTTATGGCGCAAACATTTTCAGCAGATTTATCTGGTGGTGCTTTAGCGGCAGTTGTAACTGACGTTGTAATACCAGCAAATTCACAAATTATTGATTGTGTGATTGATGTAATTACCGCAGCAAGCGGAGCTACTAATTTAAGCGTAGGAGATACCGTAGGTGGCGCGGCTACCGTCTTAAACACATACGGTATTGGCACAGATGCAGGTCGTAAATATCCTACAACTCAAGCTGGCGCGGCTTTAGCTTGGCAAGACACAGGCACAGCAGATATTCGACTTACTGTTACTGCTTCTGCTGCTACAAACGCAGGTTTAGTTCGTGTTACAATTACATACGCGCAAAACAACAACTTAGCGTAATAGGAGCTTAAAATGGCAGGTCCAGTAACCGCATATAATGTTGACCAAGGTGATGCAGCGGCTCTTTATGGGCCAGCTAGGTCTAGGCTTAGAACTGTAAACATTTACGCTGAGACTGCGGGTTCTTTCACTCTTACGAATGGAAATGGCGGAGCTACAATGGTAGTTCAAAAGTTTCCAGTAGGAATGAATGAGCTTTACATACCAGATGACGGTATAATTTTCTCAAATGGCGTTTATGTGTCTGCTTTCACAGGCGCAAACAACGAATTAACAGTATTTTTGTCATAAATTTAAAAAATGGCAGGAGAATTAATCTTTCTCCTGTCGATTCCTCAATAACAATTTTTTACCAATAGGTGAGACATGCCTCGTAAGAAAGAAAATACTATAAGAAAAACCACTGGCAAAGGCGGTAATTATCGCAAAACAAAAGCTGGTGCAGGTATGACTAAAAAAGGTGTTGCCGCTTATCGTAAGAAAAATCCCGGCTCTAAACTTAAAACTGCCGTTACTGGCAAGGTTAAAAAGGGTAGTGCCGCCTCTAAACGCCGTAAATCTTATTGCGCACGTTCAGCAGGACAAATGAAACAATTTCCAAAAGCTGCAAAAGACCCAAATAGTCGATTGAGACAAGCTAGAAAAAGGTGGAAGTGCTAAATGGCTATGAGCCGTTCACAGATGGGGCAACAAGTTACTAAACCGCCCATGAAAAGGAAGAAGAATGCCAAAAGACGCGTGCTACAAAAAGGTAAAAGCAAGGTACAAGGTGTTTCCAAGCGCATACGCAAGCGGAGCAATCGCTAAGTGTAGAAAAAAAGGCGCTAAAAACTGGGGAAACAGCAAGAAAAAGCCTGTTAAGAAGGCTATGGGTGGCGTTATTGAGCCATCTAATGATTTTCGCAAACGTCCAGTGCGTCGAATGGTAAAAGGCGGTGCTGTAGCAAATGGTTGTGGCAAGGTGATGTCTAATCGCCGAAAAGTGACAAAGAAAAGCTGATGGCTGTTAGAAAAACAAAAAAAGGTGCTGCTTTAAAGCGTTGGTTTAAAGAAGACTGGAAAGATGTTAAAACAGGTAAGCCTTGTGGTCGTAAAAAAGGTGAAAAACGCGCAACTCCTTACTGTCGCCCAAGCAAACGCGTAAGTTCTAAGACACCAAAAACAAAATCAGAGATGACAGCGAGTGAAAAGCGTAGTAGAGTAGCCCAAAAGAAGCGTATTGGTCAACCTGCGGGTAAGCCTCGTAGAGTAAAGGCTCTAAAAAGGAAAAAGAAATGACTGTATCAGGCTCTAAAGACTTTGAATTGGACGTAGCAGACTATATTGAAGAAGCTTTTGAGCGATGTGGCTTAGAAGTTCGTACTGGATATGATTTAAAGACTGCGAAACGCTCTATGAACCTAATGTTTGCTGATTGGGCAAATAGAGGCTTAAATCAATGGACTATAGCGCAGAAAAACTTCACTGTTACTCAAGGGGATGGTAATGAGCCTCTTGGAACTGATGTAATTGACATATTATCCCTAGTTATACGTCGAGATGGTACAGATTATGCCTTAAACCGCATAAGTAGAGACGAATACTTAAATATTCCAACAAAATCTACAGTTGCAAGACCAACACAGTTTTTTGTTGATAGACAGATAAATCCAGTCCTTCAAATGTGGCCTTTGCCTGATAATAACACTGATGTAGTGTATTATGACGCTTTAGTACGCATGGATGACGCTGATACTTACACTAATACAGCGCAAGTTCCCTTCCGTTTTTACCCTGCTTTAGCCGCTGGATTGGCCTATTATATCTCTATGAAACGCGCCCCAGATCGCTCACAAATGCTAAAATCGGTATATGAAGAAGAATTAAACCGCGCAATGGACGAAGATAGAGATAGAGCGTCCTTCCGTGTGGCTCCAGATTTAAGGAGCTATGGCTATGTCTAAATATGCCACTGGAAAATGGGCATATGGTATATCTGACCGTTCTGGCTTCCGTTATCGCTTGCGAGACATGCGAAAAGAGTGGAATGGCTTGCTAGTTGGCAAGGATGAATGGGAAGCAAAGCAACCTCAATTAGAGCCATTACGAGCTACTCCAGACCCACAAGCGTTGCGAAATCCGCGTCCTGAACAGAACGTTCCGCAACAAGACAATATACAATGGGGATGGAATCCAGTAGGAATGACATACAATGAGGGTTTAACCCCTAATAATTTAGTTGCTACTGGTTCAGTAGGTGGAGTTACGGTGACAATATCATGAGTTTTACATACGCAGAAATGAAAACAGCAATTCAAGACTACACTGAGAACACAGAAACAACTTTTGTGAATAATATCAATGTATTTATTAAGAATGCAGAAGAACGTATTCTAAAAATAGCTCAATTAGAGGTTTTTAGAAAAAATAAGACAGGAAATCTAACAGCATACGCTACAGATGCAAATAACGCTCAATATCTTGCCTTGCCAAGTGATTATTTGGCTCCATTTAGTCTTTCTTACACAGCCAACAATTCAAAAGAATTTGTTATGTTTAAAGATGTAAACTTTGTTCAGTCTTTTAATCCTGATAAATCTACAACTGGTGGGCCTCGTTATTATGCTCAATTCGACATAAATAACTTTATATTAGCTCCCAGCCCAGATCAGGCATATGAAGTAGAGTTACATTACTTCTATAGACCTCCAAGTTTAACTTCTGTAGGTGATAACAATACTACATGGTTAAGTACAAACGCTTCTGTGGCTTTATTGTATGGAACTCTTATCGAAGCTTATACATTTATGAAGGGTGAAGGAGATTTGGTTGCAAACTATACTCAGCGGTTTACTGAAGCTATGTCTAGGGTCAAAAACTTTGGTGAATCTCAAGAAGTTACTGATGCTTATCGCACTGGATTAATTATGAGAGAAAAGACATGACAAAACAAAAAAATAATTATAATATAACAACATTAGATTCATAAGGAGATTGTGATATGGCCTTTTCAGGTAACTTTATGTGTACCAGCTTTAAGAAAGAACTTCTTGAAGGTGTGCATAACTTTTTAAATAGTGGTGGAGACACCTTTAAAATAGCACTATATACAAATAGTGCTTCTTTTACTGCTGCAACTACAGCTTATACTACAACTAACGAAGTCACAGGCACCAACTATACGGCAGGTGGAAATACTTTAACTCGTGTTGATCCAGCAAGTTCAGGAACTACTGCGTTTACTGATTTTGCAGATACAACATGGGCTTCATCTACTATAACTGCTCGTGGTGCTATAATTTACAATGATACCGCAGCAGGAAATCCAGCAGTTGTGATCTTGGACTTTGGTAGTGATAAAACATCTACAAACGGTGATTTTAAAGTTGTATTCCCAGCAGCAGACGCAAGTAACGCAATTATCCGCATCGCATAAGGAGTAACATCCTATGGCAGTAATAACAGGATGGGGGCGTGGCTCGTGGTCTGAAATGGCTTGGGGTTCAGCTATTCCTGTTACTGCTTCAGGTGTTTCAGGTGCAGGTTCGGTTGGATCAGTAAGTGCTTCTGGTGCTTCAGATGTGCCATCAAATGGATTACAAGCGAATGCTTCAGTTACATCTGTTTCTGTTATTGCAGAAGCAAATGTTTCTCCAAATGGTCTAACCTCTACAGGTCAAGTTGGTGTTGTTTCGACATCAACTGCGGTAGGTGTTGATGTAACAGGTCTAACCTCAACAGGCGGAATAGGGTCTGTTTCTGTAGCTGAGGGTGTTGGCCTCAACGTATTAGTTACTGGCGCTTCTTCTACAGGAGAAATAGGTTCTGTTTCTGTTGTTGCAAAAGCTGTTAGTAATGCTACTGGAGTTCTTGGTACAGGCTCTGTAGGTACTGTTACTGTAGTTGAGGCGACTGGTGCTAACGTATCAGTTACTGGCGTTTCCTCCGCAGGATTATCTGGATCAACAACTGTAAACGCAAATGCAGATATTAATGCAACAGGTGTATCAGCAGTAAGCGGAATAGGTACCGTTACTGTAATTGAAGCGACTGGTGTCAACGTATTAGTTACTGGAATTTCTTCTACAGGATTATCTGGATCAACAACCGTTATTGCAGATGCAAATATTAATGTTACAGGAGCATCTGCAACAGGTGTAATAGGTTCTGTTGCTGTAACTGAAGGTGTTTCTATAAACGTTACTGGAGTATCTTCTTCAGGTAATATTGGAACAGTCTTTATAATTGGTAATTCCAATGTTCCAGCAAATGGATTACAGGCAAATGCTTCAGTTTCACCTGTATTAGTAAACGCAGATGCAAATATTAATGTAACAGGTGTATCTGCAACAGGTTTAATAAGTTCCGTTTCTGTTACTGAAGGTGTTGGCGTAAATGTATCCGTCACTGGCATTGGAGCTACAGGGCAAGTAGGTTCTGTTTCTGTTATTTCAAAAGCAAATATTAATGTAACAGGTGTATCTGCAACGGGTCAAGTCGGTACGGCTGGGGTACAAGAAGGTGCAAATGCGCCTGTCGTTGGTGTATCTGGAACAGGAGTGGTTAACTCTGTAACGACCTCTATGGGAACAAGTTTTTCTGTCATTGGTGTATTTGCAACAGGAACGGTTGACTCTGTTACTGTAACTGAAGGTATCTCTGTTAACGTTACTGGAGTATCTTCTTTAGGTTCTATTGGCTCAGTAAGTATTATTGCTGAAGCCAATGTCCCAACAGTTGGATTGCAAGCGAATGCTTCAGTTACATCTGTATTAGTAAATGCAGATGCAAATGTTAACGTAACAGGAGTATCATCAACAGGCGGAATAGGTTCTGTTTCTGTTGTTGAAGGTGTTGGGGTCAACGTACCTGTTACGGGTTTGTCCACAAATGGACTGATTGGTTCTGTATTAGTAAATGCAGATGCAAATGTTAATGTAACAGGTGTATCATCAACGGGTCAAGTCGGTACGGCTGGGGTACAAGAAGGTATTGGTGTCAACGTGCCTGTTACAGGTGTATCTGCAACAGGCGGATTAGGTTCCGTTACTGTAAAAGAAGGTGTAAATGCTTTTGTCACTGGAGTATCTGCAACAGGCGGATTAGGTTCCGTTACTGTAAAAGAAGGTGTAAATGCTTTTGTCACTGGAGTATCTTGCACAAGTAACATTGGAATAGTTTCTATAATTGGTAATTCTAATGTACCTTCTGTAGGGCTTTCTTCAAGTGGGCTTATTGGTTCTGTTTTAGTAGCTGCAAATTCTAATTCCTCAGTTACTGGCGTTTTAGCTACAGGTGCAGTTAATTCTGTAACTGTAAAAGAAGGTACTTCTGCTTTTGTTACTGGAGCATCTTGCACAGGTAATATTGGAACAGTTTCTATAATTGGTAATTCTAATGTGCCTTCTGTAGGGCTGTCTTCAAATGGAGTGGTTGGTTCCGTTTCGGTAGCTGCAAATTCTAATTCTTTAGTTACGGGATTATCTGCAACAGGTGCAGTTGACTCTGTAACTATAAATGAAGGTATCTCTGTAAACGTTACAGGATTATCTTCTTCAGGTAACATCGGAACAGTTTCTATAATTGGTAATGCCATTGTTCCTTCTACGGGATTGTCTTCAAGTGGACTTATTGGTTCTGTTTCTGTTGTTGCAAATTCTAACTCTTCAGTTACGGGCATTGCAGCCACAGGATCACCCGGATCAACAACCGTAATTATAGAATCTGTAGTTAATGCTACTGGAGTATCTGGCACAGGCTCTTTAGGTTCTGTTGCTGTTACTGCTGGCGGAAAAATTCCTGTTACTGGCCTTGAATCAACTGCATCTGTAGGTGCGGTTGCTGTTATCGCTGAAGCAGTTGTTAATCCGACTGGAATTTCTGCTACAGGTTCTGTTGGCTCTGTAGACGTAGGTACTTTTATTACAGTAAACGCAATAGGTTCACAAGGAACAGGGCAAGTAGGTTCTGTTTCTGTAGAACTTAACGCAATTATTAATGTTACAGGAGTATCTGCTACAGCAAATACTGCTCAAGTTTTAGTTTGGGGGGCTATTGTGCCAAATCAAAATCCAAGCTATAATCCAATTAATCCATCTTCTACCCCATCGTGGACTGACGAATCTCCGTCTCAAAGTCCCGGATGGGACGATATAGCAGCATAGGAACGCAAAATGGCTAGTACATATACGTTAAATAACGGTATCGAACTCATTGGCACAGGCGAACAGTCTGGTACATGGGGCGATACAACAAATACAAATTTTGAACTAATTGATACTGCACTAGACGGTCAGATTAGCTTAACATTATCATCAGCAGGCTCTTCTGGATCGCCAAACGCGCTTCCAGTTTCAGATGGCGCATCATCTAACGGTAGAAATCGTTTAATTTCTTATGTAGATGGCGGCGATCTTGGAGCAACAGCTTATGTTCAATTAACCCCAAATGACGCTGAAAAGATCATTTACATTCGAAACGCTTTATCTGGATCACGCAGTATTATTGTCTTTCAAGGTACATATAACGCATCTAATGACTATGAAATTCCAGCGGGTACAACAGCAGTTGTTTACTTTAATGGTGGCGGCACAGGTGCCGTAGCCGCAAACGTATTTAACAATGCTTACTTTGATGGTTTAAGATTAGGTAGCGTTTCTGTTACAGCAATTCTTGATGAAGATAATATGTCGTCTAACAGTGCTACAGCTCTTTCTACACAACAGTCTATTAAGGCATATGTAGATAGTCAGGTTGGCACAGTTGATACGCTTGCTGAGATTCTTGCTAACGGCAACACTACAGCTACAGACCAAAAGATACAGTTTAGAGACAGCGCTATATACATAAACTCTAGCGCAGATGGGCAGTTAGACCTTGTTGCTGACACAGAGATTCAAATAGCAGCTACGACTATAGATATGAATGGTAACTTAGATATATCAGGTACAGTCGATGGGGTAGATATTGCAGCTAGAGATGCGGTGTTAACCTCTACAACGACGACTGCGAATGCAGCACTACCTAAAGCTGGCGGTGCTATGACAGGCGCTATTACAACCAATTCTACTTTTGATGGTAGAGACGTAGCAACTGACGGAACTAAACTAGATGGTATTGAGGCTTCAGCGGATGTAACAGACACAACTAATGTAACTGCTGCAGGGGCCTTGATGGACAGCGAAGTTACTAATCTTGCTGAAGTAAAAGCATTTGATAGTACGGATTATGCTACGGCAGCACAGGGTACAACCGCAAACAATGCTCTACCTAAAGCTGGTGGGGCTATGACAGGTGCTATCACAACTAACTCAACTTTCGATGGGCGTGATGTAGCTACGGACGGTACAAAGCTAGACGGTATAGAAGCAAGCGCAGATGTAACAGACACTGCAAACGTAACTGCGGCTGGCGCATTGATGGATAGCGAACTTACCAACCTTGCGGCAGTCAAAGCGATTAACCAAAGTTTGGTTACTGGGGCTAGTCCTACGTTTGCTGGGCTGACTGTAGGAGGTAACATAGCAGTTACAGGTACAGTAGACGGACGTGATATAGCTACAAACATACCAGCTTCTTTAGGTACAGCAGGACAAGTTCTTACAGTTAATGCAGGTGCAAGTGCTGGTGAATGGGCAGACGCTGGTGGTGGTGTATCTTTTTCAAGTGAGATTTTTACAGCCTATAGTGACACAGGCCAACAACGTAACTCGAATACTGGTAATACAACTTATCTTGAAGTGACAGCATTTACAAATTTAGGAAATGAATGGCCTATGACACGTTATCAAGCTACAATTACACAAACGGTACTATTCGACGATAATGGAAGAGTAAACTATCGATTAGATATGCGCCGTGGATACAGAACATTTAGTTAATTAGGAGAAAATAATGTGGTTTTTATTTAATGAAAAAGATGATAGTTTTGCAACATGCGATTCTAAAGAAGAAAATATTGAAGCTATTATGAGACAGATTGATGGTGTATATAAAATTCATATTTCAAACTTTTCTACTACATCTCACCCAGAAACAATAGACGACACAGACTTGTCAGCACTTTTTTATGATCAAGAAGCCGAAAATGTTTTTATTCCAGCAGGAACTATAACTACAAGTACAGCAACTGGCAAAAAGCGTCTTGAAGAACTTCTTAAATCTGAGGTTATTTTACCAAAAGAAGAACAAAATAGTTTTATTATAGATTTAGCTAAATCAGAATTACCTGAATCTGTTTATAATGAAATTATTAAAGACATTGACTCTAGTGATGCAGAAGATGTTTTAGATGCTTTAGAAGATTAGTATTATGCTTGTTAAAAAAATTGATCCAAACCCAAAAGTTACAACTATCCTAAAAGAAACTATTGTTAAAACAAAAAACACATGGGCAAATTTAAAACCTAAAAATTCTACTTATGAAGAATTTAAATCACAAGCATTACCAGAACAAGATGTAACAAACCCTAATACAGATTATATCAGAATTAACTCTATACTTAATGGGTCTATCCGTAATACTACAAAACAACTAGAAACAGCGAAGAGTATATTAGGTGCAGACGAAATTACGAATAGCGTTGTTTATAACCCTATGTCTTTTATGAAATGGCACACAAACAGCAATAACTGTGGAAAGCGTATTTACTATACTTTTAGTAATAAGCCCTCAGTATTTATGTGGAAGCATCCAAAAACAAATGAAATTATATTAGAAAAAGATAACGCAGGTTGGTCTGCTAGAGAATTTATTGTAGATCATAATTATTTATTATGGCATTCTATCTGGGCAGAGGGTTTAAGGTTTAGTTACGGCTTTAATAAAAAGCTGTAATGGAGATTACCAAACATGCACTTACTTTTGAGGATATGGCGACAGAGTGGATAGAGAGACGATCTTATAGTCCTTTAAAATCACAGAACTTTTCTACTTTACTTAAAATTACGAATGCCTTAACTGAACTAGCTAACCCTATAGATTTTTTAGTAGATCACATGTATACCCCTAACTCAAAAACTTTTATAATAGGTTCTGGTTTTGGGAAGTTTAGCCATTTTAGAATTGTTAAAGCAGGATTATATATAAACAGAAATCCTAGATTTAATTTATGGAAAAAATACAAGCCTGATGAAATTACTTATAATTATTTTAAAGAAGAAAATTTACAGAAATACACACAAAAACTACCTCTTTATGTAAAGCAACATCCTTACGATGTGTTTTTTATACAAAGACGTATAGATACGTTTGCTTTTTTAGATGCCTGTAAATACGCTAATCAAACAAAAACAAAGACTATTTTTAAGTATCATCCAACTCCAGATACAATTACAACTAATGATATGATGTATAAGATTTGTAAGAAAACTGGTTTACTTAGCGAGTATACTATATTTTTATCTGATTATGATGCAACAAGCTTAATAAAACAAGCAGACTTTAGTTATAGTATGGACAGCGCAACAACGCTAAATGCTTTAGTTCATGGAATACCTTGTATGACTTATGCAGACACACCACTATCAGAAGTTGTCCCAGTTTATAGAAGTCGCTTTGATTATAAAAAGCCAGTAGCAACTAGCGATGAAGACACTTCTAAATTTTTAAACTGGTATTATAATCGTTTAGTAATTGATGTTGATAAGCCTAATTTTAAAGATAAATTAGCTACTATCTTAAATAAATATGCTAATGGTATAAAAACTCGTGAGGTATACTCTTGATATATGAAGAACCTATTCCACATTATATTATAAAGGGTGATCCTTTAATGTATGCTAGAGGTTTAAAAACATTTACTAAAAATAAACGTAATTTAAATTACAAAAAAAACATACGCCAGAATAGCCCTATAAATGATGAAAAATTAAAAAAATATTTAGAAGGTGTTTTGTCTAATGCTTATATTTCTTTTAAGCCTTACTTGCAAAAAGCTTACCCCAAATGGGTACTTGGAGAACCTAATTTTAAAACCTATTATTCTATTAATCCAGCGTCAGATAAGCCTTTTAACCCTCGGATGTGGCACTTAGATACAGGTGAAAAAGTTCTTATAGGTCTTTGGTATGCCAAGCATCCTGACGATGATGCAGGGGGTGACTTATACATTTCTGATAGAAAAAAATATAAAAAAATACCGTATGATACTAATAATCTTGTTATAATTCCTAACTTGCCTAATGCTTGGCATTCTGTGAGCAAAAGACAACCTTCAAAATATGATAGGTTATTTTTTAATTTTATGATGACACATAATGGAGATCATTTACATGATTACCGAAGAAACGCTGATGGGTCTGACGAATTTAAACCCATTACAAATAACTATAAATAGAGCTGTTTTAGAGATTAATGGTAGTTGCAATTACACTTGTACTATGTGTCCACAATCTCAAGGCAGAGATCATTCTTTCTTAGATAGCATGGATTTAGACACTTTTAAGCGATTATTAAAAGAACTAAATCCGTCCATTGTAAATCTTGATGGGTCAGGCGAAGCTACCATGCTTAAAACTTTGCCGTATTATATTGAAGCAGTAAAAGACTTTGGTGCTAAAGCTTATATATTTTCGAATGGTCTAAAAATGAAAGGCCAATATATGAAAGATTGTGTAAATGCAGGTTTAGATTTTTATCGTTTTTCTATTATAGGATACACACCTGATTTGTACTCTAAGTGGATGAAATCGTCTTCTTTTTATTGGGTTCTTGATAATCTTTACAACATGAGAGATTATTCTGATATGTGCTTTGTTTCGTCGTATCACTTAATATTAGATAATAATAATTTAGAATACGAAAAGCAAAAATATTTATCTTTAATTGATGATGGAAATATTGAAATATGGAAAATGCACAATTGGGCTGGCTCTTATGAAAGTAGCCGCAAAGGAGAAATAAAAACTTGTGGTAGGCCATTCAGTCCAGATGCGGTAGTAAGGGCAAATGGGGCAGTTCATCCATGCTGTCAGGTCTTAGGAAAGGATGTAGAAGCAACTCTAGGCAATATTCACGACAATACCTTTGAGGAAATATGGAATGGCTCTTTGTATGAAGATTTAAGAGATCGTCACAGAACTGGCAATTATCCAGATTATTGCAAAAGTTGTGATTTTTTAATTTCTGACCCAGAGGTTCTTGTGTATAGTAATTATGCTAAAGATGGCAATATGAATGGTGCAGATTTTAATTTAAAAGAATACACAGGATAATTTTAACACTTAGAGCTAATGGTTGCTAAAGATTATTGGTGCGGCTATTATAGTAGTAAAAAGGCAAATGAGTAATGCAAATGGACGCGCTTTGGAACATTGGGTTAACCGCAGGGTTTGGTTTTTTAATATGGTGGATTAAAACTCACCATGAAGAACTAAAGCGCGTTACTATCTTGATCAATAGAACAAGAGAAGAGTTGGCTAAAGAGTACGTCACTAAGGCTGACTCATCTCAAGTATTAGGTCAAATTATGAGTAAATTTGATCGTATTGAAGAAAAATTAGATAGGTTGGTAGAAAGAAAATGATACGGTTATTTATAGTAATATTCTTGTTTATTACAGGTCTTGCTATAGGTAACTCTGTCTTTGCTGACGATGACATAATTAAATCGGAAAGCACAGTAATCTCTGATGGCACAATGGACACAACCATTAACAGTCCACCACCTTCAGCTATATCACCACAGATTAGTGCAAGTAACTCTGACTTATGCACTGTAGGCGTTGCTGGTGCAGTACAAACACAGATACTTGGTATCTCTGCTGGTCGTACTGTTAGAGATATGAATTGTGAAAAATTAAAGAACGCCAAAACCATGTATGATATGGGCATGAAGGTAGCTGCTGTATCTGTAATGTGTCAGGACGAAAGAGTTTTTGAAGCAATGTTAAATGCTGGAACTCCCTGTCCCAAGGATGGTTTGATAGGTGATAAAGCTAGGCTAGCTTGGGAAATGGAAGCGGTTGAGCAAACTATTGAGCGCGAACAGAATAATCCAATGAGAAAGATTTTCAATGAAAACGTTGAAACAAAAACAGGTCTTGGTATCATTATTGCTACTTTGGCCTTCTTACTCGCAATGTGATCCGTATAGCTACGGAACTACAGGAAACGCTGCGTCTACAGCACTGAGCTGGGGCATGAGTTCTGTGTTGCCTGATATACCCGGATTAGATATAAATGGCCTCCTGTATAGATATACTACTGTGAAGAACCCTGAAGATGATATGAAGGTTCACGTCAGTAACAGTAATGCTGTTGGGGATGGGTATACTTTTCGTGAAACTGATGACTGGTCTGGAGTTCCCGGAAACACTATTGTCAAGTCTTTCCCCCTTGCACATATACCTGCCGCGAACTGGGGTGACGGTTCAATTACTGTTGAAGGCCAAGGCTCTGTAACTGACCCTGTGGTTATATACAGCTTTCGAATAGACGAGTGTTATGACGAACAATCTAACCCAGCGTGTCCGGGATACGTTAAACCTATCCCTGTTATACCTGTTGTGGATGTCTATGACGCATTAGAAGATGAGGCCGCTATGGACGCTATAGACGACGATGAAGATTTTCAGTATGATGAAAATGGAGATTTAGTGTTATCTGAAGAAGAAGAGGAAGAAGAAACGCGACTTGAAATGGGGCTGACGGCATCTGCCAATGCGTTAACTCTGTTTAGAACGCAAGGACAATCTGATATTATTATGGCTATTAACCTGCAAACAAACATTAATATGTATTATAACGCCAACCTTAACGGCGGAACATATAACGAGACAGTTGGTTTGGTTGATGCAGAAATATCAGACAACAAGAAAGCCTTGCGTAACAATTTGGCACAACAACTTCTGCATGAGAAAATGATAGACATGCAGTACAATAATTGAGGTTTATTATGAAATATTCTATTGCAATACTTTCGTTCATTGCATTTCCTGCATTAGCTAACGTCGAGATTACAGGTAGCGTAGAGGCTAAATGTGTTATCCAAACAACTAAAGCAGGTGTATACGGCAACCCGATTGCTAGTAAGTTAAGCACAACCCCTGCAGATGGTGGCGTATTGCCTATAATTAGGTATGACGTTTCGATAGCGGATTCTTACACAGCTAACATAACACACCCAACAGCGTTTAGTTCGTCACCTACTTTGTCTGATACGCTTGCATGGACAGGTAGCACAAGTGTTACGCAAACGTCTGTTGCTGGTATGTCAGCCTATGAAGCCGCAAAGATTTTAGTAAACAACACAACTATCTTTGATTTAACTCTTGCTGGGTCAACATGGTTTTCTACTGCATCAAGCGCAGTTTACGGCTCTGCTAAAGCACTACCGGGTGGCACATACACGGCAGTTGTGCAGGCAACTTGTATTGCGAAGTAGTGTACTCATAACGTTTTTGCTTTGGGCAACAGCTATCTCTGGACATGAGATGACTCCTGCTTACCCTGTGGTAAAGCCTTCCCACGTTGCTGACGTGGTTAAAGTGGAGATGTCTTTGTTTAACTCCAGAGAAGAGATAGAGTATTATCAAATAGAATTGTTTGATTTAAACTGGATGAACATTCCCTTTTCTACAACATATCGAATTATTAAAATAGGCTACAAAGAGAGAAAATCTTTTAATGTATATATTCGTAAAAGAGATATGGATGAGGCTGTGTATTTATGCACCACCTCAAAGGTACGGAAGACTAATCAGTCTAGGACGCTTGTTTCGTCTAAGATATGCTCACGTTTAGATGGTGAACCTGCATGAGACTAGCTTTTGCTCTTTGTGTTATGGCTAGTTCAGCAGTTGCTGATAGTAGTTCACTTGCGTTAAGCTTACCAAACCCACCTATGAACTATCAATCGGATTCGTTTTCGACGGGTAGTATGCGGTGCAGTAATGCTGTCGGTGGAGGTGTAAACTTAGAGTATGGAGTAACTGGTGTACTGTCAGGGCTAGACACAAACAGTCGTGGTAAAGACATAGGCGTATACGCTCGTATAGTTATACCACTAGATAAACCAAAGGCTCGTATTAACTGTAATGACCTATACCGAATAGAACTAACGCAGCGCAGACTAGAAGTGCAGAAGTTACGTGACGAACTAGAAGAACTAAAGAACTTACAACGTGTTGGCGGTGATATGGAGTTCGAGAACTAATGGTTGATACAACTACAATAGCCGATAACATTGATGGTTTAGCAGATCGTGAGTTTAAGACTGGCGGCATGAAGCTGTCGTTTGGTTCTATCGTAGCTATATTTGCGTTCTTATCTACCGTAGTAGGTGGGCTATACGGTGGGTTTGTTATGTACCAAAAGATAGAAGAGGTCGCTGGGCTAGACTTAAACGAATATCAGACTCAGATGGATTTAATGGACGCTAACATTCAGCAAACTATGGATTACACACGCGAGATTAAAACTGGGCTTCGTGACGATATTTTGAGCATTGAGCGCCAAGCCGACAGAGTTGAGGACATGGTAAGAAAATCTGAGGACAATGTTAGGGAGATGATCGACAAGGCTGAGGTGCGCTTTGAAAATCAGAGAGAACGTGTTAGAGTTTCACAAAGCGGCGAAATGAAATCGCTGGAAGATAAATTAATGGGTAAGTTGCAAAGAGCGCTTGATAACCCCCTTTCCGATTAGGAGACTAATATGACAGAATTTGAAAAAGTTGATGCAGACGGTAATGGTTCAATAGACCAATCTGAATGGGATCGCATGGCGTTCGAAGATAAGCGTTTAAAAATGCTAGATGACGATGCACAACGTGATGCCCAAAGAAAGATGGCTTGGTTTGCATTGTTTGGTATGTTGTTATACCCTTTTGCTATAATTTTTTGTAACTTGGCTAATCTTGATGAAGCCATGAAGTCACTAGCGTCTATAGCTGGTGTGTATTTTGTTTCTGTAGCTGCTATAGTTGCCGCCTTCTATGGCAAGGAAGCCTACACAAAAGGAAAGGCGAATAAAGAATGATGAGTTTAGTAAGTAATTTGATAGGGCCTGTTACTGGGCTACTAGACAAGGTAATCGAAGACAAAGATCAAAAGGCAAAGTTAGCCCACGAGATAGCTACGATGTCCGACAATCATGCCCAGCAGGCTCTAATGGGGCAGTTAGAGATAAACAAAGCCGAAGCTGCATCGGGTTCTTTATTCAAAGGCGGATGGCGACCGTTCATAGGTTGGGTGTGCGGTGTTGCTTTTGCTTATCATTTTGTATTGCAGCCATTAATTGTGTTTGGTGTAACTGCTGCTGGCGTTGACATACCTGCGTTACCTGAGTTTGATATGGGTAGTTTAATGACTGTTATGATGGGAATGCTCGGATTGGGCGGACTTCGTAGCTATGAGAAGAAACAAGGAATTACAAAATGAAAGAAAACTTTGATAAGTGTTTGAAAATGCTACTTTCTCACGAAGGAGGATTCGTAAATCATCCCGATGATCCCGGAGGTATCACAAATTTGGGAGTTACCAAAAAAGTGTACGACGAATGGATTGGTCGTGAGTCTACAGAGCAGGAAATGCGTGACTTAACACCTGAAGATGTAGGCCCGATATATAAAAAGAACTACTGGGATCGAATTAAAGCAGATTCACTTCCATCTGGGGTAGACTGGGCCTGTTTCGATTGGTGTGTAAATTCTGGATCGGGTAGACCTGCAAAAGCTGTGCAACGTGCAGTTGGGGCTACACAAGATGGAGCCATAGGACCAGCTACAATAGGGCTTATTATGGAGAAAGACCCTAAATTTATTATTGAGTACGTTCATGATGTAAGGCAAGATTTTTATAAAAGTTTAAAGACTTTTGAGACTTTTGGACGTGGATGGACTCGTAGAAATAAAGAAACTTTGCATCAAGCTTTAGAGATGTTGTAATTTGTTCGGATTATTTTTAAAAAACTAATTAAAAAAACAATTGTTCGGCTTACAGCTTACTCTAGCATAAGTCGAACTTTTGTGTATAATCCACCTAACAGGAGCTGCCGATGACGTTACAAAAACTTCAATTTCGCCCCGGTGCAAACCGCGAAACCACGTCTTATAGTAACGAAGGCGGCTGGTTCGATATGGACAAAGTTCGCTTTAGGTTTGGTTTTCCAGAAAAAATTGGAGGCTGGATAAAGCAATCTGGCAATGCTTTTCTTGGAACGTGTCGCGCTCTTCATCCTTGGCTTACAGTAGATGGTGCAAATTATATTGGAGTTGGAACTCACCTAAAGTATTATATAAATCAAGGTGGAGGGTATAATGACATTACACCTATCAGAGCAACAACTGCTGCTGGAGATGTAACATTTTCCGCAAAATCCACAACTTTAAACGAAACTTTATCTGCTATAGATACAACAATTACTGTTGCTTCAACTTCAACGTTTCCGTCTTTTGGCATTATAAAAATAGGTTCTGAACATATTACCTTTGCAGGTCTTAGCGGAAATAATCTTATTGGGTGTGTTAGGGGCGCAGATGATACTGTGGCAACCACTCACTCGTCAGGCGCTGCTATTACAATGTCTACTGTAATTGTAACAGACGATGGACATGGCGCTTTAGTGAATGATTTTGTAACATTTTCTGGAGCATCTAGTCTTGGCGGCCTTATAACAGCTAACGTTCTAAACCAAGAATATCAAATTACAGGCATTATAAATACTAATAGCTACCAAATTGATGTTCGTGAAGTTTCTAATATTCAAAGCATTACAACGACAACTGGTTTAGCTTCAAATTATGTATTTTCTAATTCTTCTGATAGCGGGAATGGCGGTGGTTCTGTTGTTGGCGCTTATCAAATCAACACTGGCCTAGATACAACTATTGCTGGAAATGGTTGGAGTGCAGGTAATTATAGTAGAGGAAATTGGAGTTCAGGTACAAATTTATCTGCTTCTGGTCAAACTCTTCGAATATGGTCACATGATAACTTCGGTGAAGACTTAATTATTAACGTTCGAGATGGTGATATATTTTATTGGGATAGCTCAACAAGTTCTGGCTCTCCATTCTCAAGAGCTGTTGAGCTTGCTAGTTTAGCTGGATCAAACAAAGCTCCAATAATAGCAAAACAAGTTCTCGTATCCGATAGAGACAGGCATGTAATTGCATTTGGTTGCGATTCCGAAACAAATCCCGGAGTACAAGACCCGCTATTAATTAGATTTTCAGATCAAGAAAACATTCTTGAGTGGCAATCTCTTGTAACAAATACTGCTGGTGATCTTCGTATTGGCTCAGGTTCAAAGATTATTACTGCTGTAGAAACAAGGCAGCAAGTTTTAGTATTTACTGATGTTTCATTGCACGCAATGCAATACTTAGGCCCACCACTTACCTTTGGTATTAACGCTATTTCTGAAAACATTACAATTGCAAGCCCGTTGGCTGCTATTGCTATTGAAGATAATGTATTCTGGATGGGTGCAGAAGAGTTTTATGTGTATGGTGGTGCCGTTCAACGTCTTCCATGCTCAGTAAGAGACTATGTGTTCTCAAACATTAACAATGATCAAATAGAAAAGGTTACTGCCTCTCTTAACTCTGCATTTTCTGAAGTTACTTGGTATTATCCTTCTGCTTCTAGCTCTGAAAACGATAGCTATGTAACATACAATTACGATCAAAAAATATGGTATTATGGAACATTATCACGAACCGTTTGGTTAGATCGTGGTGTAAACTCAGAGCCTATAGCTGCTGGTGCAGATCATTACTTATATTTACACGAAATTGGCTTTGATGATGGCAGTACAAGCCCAGCTACAGCAATTACATCATACATTGAAAGTAGTCAGATGGACTTAGGGGAAGGTGAACAATTTGCGTTTATGCGTCGATTAATACCTGATATGACGTTTAGAAACTCTACAGCCCCTGTTCCAAGCGCTACTATGACCCTTAAAGTTAGAAATTTTCCCGGTGGAAATTACTTAAACTCTGATGCAAATACAATTACAAAGACAGCAAGTGTTCCTGTAGAGCAATTTACAGAACAAGTATTTGTTCGACTTAGGGGTAGATCGTTTGCTTTTAGAATAGAAAGTGAAGACACTGGTGTAGCTTGGAGGTTAGGCTCTCCAAGAGTAGATATTAGACCCGATGGGAGACGGTAATGTCTCGTAATTTAAACTTACCATTTTTTCCCATACCACCAGATGAGTATGACCAAAGATATTTTGCAGAAGTTTTACGTTCATACTCTACATATATGCAAAACATGCAAAATCCGGGTGAAGGACGTAATACCTTCACAGTATTTACAAATTTACAAACAGACGATTCAGGATTAGAAATTGGAAGTGTCTTTCAACACATTGGGCAACTGCGTGTTCCTTTAGGTAATGTACCTTATGTGAGAGGCTCTTCTGCAACAGGAGAAGTAGGAAAGGTAACGGTGATTATATTATGAGTGATACAATTATTACAATGAGTGACGGTTCAACATGGAAGCCAGCAACTAGCGTGGATGTAGTTTCTTGCGCAAATTGTGCAAATGAGGTAGACACACCTGAAGAGATTGCGTCATACCCAGACGGTAACTGTCCAGATTGCGGCGAAAGTTGGACTGGAGCAGAAGAAAGAAGCACAAATATTAAAGTTACGGCCCCTGAAGGAATTTCTGGGTCAACACTCTAGTATTTTAAATAAATATTTGGTAACTTATATATATTAAGTACGAGGTTAGTATAATGCAGAACATGGCTAGATACGGTAGAAACGGCGATACTACTATGGGACACCTAACTCCGGGTGAAACAATTGTCCCACAACAGGTACTCCAAAGTAACCCACAAGTAGCTCGTGGCCTTGGTCGTGCGTTTAAAGATGTAGGTGCTGACCCTCGACGATACGTTGTTGGATCAGGTCAAAACAGCATAAATCCCGTAACTGGTAAATCTGAATTCTTTTTAGGTAATTTAATTGGCGCTATCGTAGGAAACCCTGCAATATCAGGCGCTCTTGGTAATTTAGCATTAAGAAAGATACAAGGAAAAGACGTATCTCTTCGTGACGCTCTAATAGGTGGTGCCGCAGGTGCTGGTCTTGGAGCTTTGTCGGGAGGTGGCACAGGAATGTCATTTTTGGACAGCATGATGGATGCTGATAAAGTAAAATCTGGTGGTGGGCTTGGTGGGCTTGGTGAAGCTCTTAGTAAGCTTACAGGTGGTCCACCTTCTGTTTTAAGTTCTGCAGCAAGTTCTGCAGCAGGCTCTAAAAATCCTATAGCAAAAACAGAAGGTCTTTTGGGTATAGGACAAATGTTCGGTTTAAATCCTGATGAAGGTATAGGAAGATTTCTTAATACAAAAGCAGGAGAAGGCATAGCTTCTGGATTAGCAGCTCAGTTGATGGATAGCCTATTTAGTGAAGAAGAAGACCCTGATCCATATGGAAACATGGCAAGATTTAATAGAGGGGCAGGTGAAGCGCCTGTAACTCTAAGAAGGCGCGCTCCGCGTCAACAGACAGACCTTTTATACGCTAATCAAGGTGGAGTAGCTAGTTATCCTCGTAGAAATGGTGGTATAATGCCAAGCGAAGGTTCTGGAACTAAAGATGACGTACCTGCGATGTTGACTGCTGGTGAGTTTGTTATGACTCGTGATGCAGTTAAAGGCGCAGGAAACGGAAACTTACAAAGCGGTATAAACAAAATGTACGGCATGATGAATAACTTGGAAAGGAAAGCGTAATGGCTGATAGTGTAACAACCATACGGCAATTGCCAGCTTATATGCAGGAATACGATGAGGCGTTGCTTCAACGTATTTTTGGCTCTCCTAATGATGAGGGCGTTTTAACAGGTGGGATTATAGATGATCCTGATCTGTTTAATGTTCCTGATTATGTTCAAGCAGGAAGAAATCCATTACAAGAATCTGTAGTTAATTCATTTGGTAATGAAGAGCAACGTCAAGCATTTATGGATCGCTATCAACCATATTTTACTGATGAAAGTGGCATAGCAAGATACTTACCTCAAGCAAGCCAAGGATTGGGAACTGGCGCGTCTACTATAGCTGATTCACTTTCTAATTATTTTCCAGAAGCACAAAATTACTTACGTCAAGGCACTGGTGGAATTGATGCAAAAGGATTTTACGACACAGAAACAGCAGAAGCTAAGGCAAGAGCTGACCAATCTACACAATTATTTGATGCTCAACAGCGTGCAAATGATCTTTTAGCAGATTCCCGCAGTGCAATTAAAGGTGGCTTAGGTCAGTTTGATCCTTCATCTGCTGATAAATTTATGAATCCGTACAAAGAACAAGTTCTTGATACAACTTTAGCTAAAATAGATCGTCAAGCTGCACAAAGGCGTCAAGCTGATGCGGCAAACGCTATAAGCAAGGGTGCGTTTGGTGGTTCACGGTCTGGTGTTCAAGCCGCAGAAACAGAAAGAGCCATTGAAGAAGCAAGGCAAGGAACTATAGCTAACGTGATGTCTCAAGGTTACGACAAATCTTTAGCTGGAGCGCAAGCCGCTTATGAAAACGCTGCAAAGCGTGGAATTGCTGGCGGTCAGCAACTTGGTTCCCTATCTACAAGCCAGCTCGGCGCAGAGGCTAAATCATTCGAAGGCGCTGAAGGCAGAATGCTAAAAGCCGCTGATATGTATCGTAGTATGGGTTTATCTAGCGCAGAAGCGCAAGCCCGTGCAGCAGAAGATGAAAGAAAAAGAAGCTTAGAGACTGGTAGATTAATGGGTGGCCTTGGTGCATCTACAGCTACACTAGGCGGTGCGCAAGCTGACATAGGTAAAGCATACGGCGCATTAGCTGGAACATCTGCTGATATTGGTCAAGTATATGCTGGAATGGCACCTAAAGACTTAGGGTTTATGTATGAAGTAGGTGGAAAAGAGCAAGCGTATGATCAGCAAGCTCAAGACTTCTATCGTCAAAATCAGTTGGCATTTACACAGCAAGCTTTAGCTCCTTATAGTTACGCTCAAAACTATTTAACTGGCGCTCCATCTGCGTCAATGTATAGTCAATACTCACAAGGTCCTTCGACTGCTCCTAATCCTTTCCTACAAGGTGTTGGTATGTATGCAACCTACCAAGGTGCGAATAGATAAAAAGGTAAATACTATGGCTGAACCTACAGGCAATCAACTCGCCAATACACTAAAAACCTTATTCCAAACTGAAGGCCCAGAATCTAGTGGCACTTACTTTGAAATACCTTCTTTTGAAAGTAGCCCCGGTGGTAGGTTAGATATGTTTAAGCAAATTGGAGAAAGATTTTCTCCAGTAATTGAACAGAACCCCAGCAAATCTGGAATATATCAAGATATAGTTGAGGATATTAATAAAAGAACAGAAGGCGCTGATGGTTTAGGTATATTTTTAGACGATCCTTTTAAGTCTAGTGAGTTAGAATTTGCTAAACGAGAAATAATAAAAAATGCAGGATTAGAAGATTTAGCTAATTCAAACCTGTATCCTAGTGGCTCAGAAGGTATGTCTTTAACTAAAAAGAAAATACTAGAAGATCAAGCATCTCGAATAGAAGATATGCCGAACAATTCTGCGGCTTTTGATGAATCTGGACTTGATCAAATAGCTGCTACATTGGCTGAAGCTCAAAAGCCCAGCTTTTTTAACGCTGGTGATGCAATGTCGGCAGGTCAAGCTGGAGCGTTAGAATCTTCATTATTAGATAGCTCTACATCAAAAGGTCCAGATGATGGACTTAGAGGTGGATCATTCAAAAACATTGAAGAAGAAGCGTTTATTGCAGGTATGGAAGATTATATAAAAGCTGCGCGTGGAGAAAGCCCTACAGGACCTAAGAAAAAAACTATTGATCAGTATAAAGAAGAATTTTCTAAAGCTACAGGCATTGACGTAAGTGGTAAAGTTGACAAGAGCCAAGCACTCATGTCTTTTGGTTTAGCTTTAAT